ACGCTGATCAATCATATCAAGAAAAGGCTGAGCGAGAGATTCACGAATTTCCGGACGAATAGTTTCATCGGTAAGAAGGTCAGTAGCGAGTTTATGGACTTTAACAGCTTGCTCCGGAGACCGGCCTTCCAGAACTTTTTCAAACTTCTTTGAATACTTACTCAACGCTTCTTTCTCTACTCCAATCTTACTACCCTCAACCAAGTGGGGCAACATAGTAAAGACCGCACCCAATAGCCCAGCTTGAGTAGTTTGGTCGATCAACTCTTTTTCAGTAGGAACTCGACCCTCTTTCGCGGCATTATAAAAGGCATTGGCAGCCCCAAGAGAAGCCATTTTCCCAATCCCCTTTAGCCCAATCCCGGCATTAGCATAAAGAGTATTAACGACCATTGTTTCACCAGCGCCTACAATACCACCAACAACTTTCTCAGGGAGACTATCACCAGAAGCCTCAATACCCTCAACCATACCACGCCAGCCGGAACCGAGAACAAAGTTTGGCACCCGGGCTAATAAAGCCTCTATTTTAGGCAAAATACGGCCCGCTAAAGCGATTTTAGTCGCCCCGCCTGTCATTACATCTATCGGAATTGTAGGAGCCAAATAACCTATGCTGTCGGCCAAACCATAAAAAGATCGCTCAAAAAGATTAGGGTCTTGTTTTTCCGCGATAACCTGTTGCTGATAATCAACTCCACCTTGCACAAAATCTCGGTATTTCTTAAAACTATTTAACCCCGTAATATACCCAAGCACGTGATTAATATTCGCTGCCGCGGCACCCGCCCCGGCATATGCCCTCTTCCCAGCATACCCAAGCTCTTCAAGGCCTTTTTTAGCCGAGTCTTCCATAACCTTTTGAAAAACCGACCCAAACTCCAAAAGAAATTGCCCCTTGTATTCTTCCGGGATCGCTTTAATAGCTGGAGCATCAGACTCGCCAGTCTCAATTTCAGACATCGAAATGAGCCCGTCTTCAACCGGCGCCTGAGCTTCTGCATCAGACATTGAAATTAATTCTTCTGTATTATTCGCCATCTTTGACTTCCTTCAACATAAAGTCACCATTGGCATTTAACCCGGCCACCCTAAATTTCCGGTTTTTAATTGTAACTATTTTATCCAACGAATCCGGGGCCAGTTTCCACATAGGTTTACCAGTCTCCAAATCCTTTCCCGCGAAAACCTTCGTGGCTCCATTTTTGGTAAACGTATCACCGACTTGAAAAGTCCGTTGGATATTACTATCCGTGTAAGATACATTAGCTGCAAGAATGCCCCCGGTGGCACGACCTTCGTTATTCGGCATCCCGACAATAAACTGCCGAGCAAAATTCCTCCGATCCGTTTCCGTCGCAAGACTTTTCATTTGCTCTTCCGGAACTTTCTGAATCTTTTGATGGTAAGACGAAAGCATTTGAGCTTTTATATCCTGTCTACCAGCGGTATCTAACTCAGGATATGCTTTATCTACATAATCCTTAATCATCTGATACCCTAACGACACTACATCATTTCCCGGTTGCCGCCACCACAATTTTGGGACCGTCCCAGCTTGATCAACCACTTCACTAAAAGATTTAACCCGCGGAACCTGCCCTTGTCTCAAAGCGAGTTTTGTCCGCATAATCGCCGCTTTTTGATCGAAGTCAGATTTTGTAATCACTCCTGTCTGATACAACGAAGAAAGATTAGCATAAATCTCAAGTTCCTTAGCCACATCTTTTTCGGACGGACCTTGACTGATTTGTTTCTTTTCAGTCAAATACCCTTCCCACTCAGTATCAAATTTAGCCAATGCTTCTTTCCGAGCTTCTTTATTAGCCGGAAGACGCTGATTGGCATACATAACAATATCAATTAGATTATCTAAACCTTTAATGTAATTCGGGTCTATAACAGGTTTACCCAATGCGTCAACTTTATTCTTATTGACCGCCATCGCGTCACGTTCAGTAATCAAATCAGCAATAGAAACTGTCCCGTCTTCAATTCCGTTCTGAAAATCAAGAAGTTTACCCTGCGCCATAAACATAGTCCGGAATTGATCATCTTCTGCCCGATTATAAATCGCATCCCGAGCTTTACCTTTCCAAGTAAGACGCTCATCCGCATCTAATATATTATCATACGCCCCACCTTCCAGATCCCGCATTACTTTCATCGGGCTGGAAAAGACCTGCGCTGCCATAGCCTGTTTCTTAGCCAACTCCCAATACGTTTGAGTAAGCTTTGTATCAGATTCTTTATCAATTAATTTTGTAGCTTCCGCACTCGCGGCAACAAAATCCTGTTTGAGAATCTGTAAACCTTCTGCTGAATTAATCGTAGATGCTTTAATAGCCAAATTCTGCTTAATACTACTAATCCGGCCAACTTGAATCTCATTATCCCGTTGGAAAGACCACTTCGCTAAATTCCCGGTGTCTTGAGCTAAAGACGAAGAAGTCATCTGTCGGAATTTCTTGACCGCGTCCCCGGACATACCCTGACTAAACTGATCCGCAATTTTTTGAGACATCTCCTTAACTGCCGTCGGGTATTTTGCTGGATCGTCTTTAAATTGCTTTTGAAGATCCAATTTCTGCTGCTGATAGGCTAAATCGAAAGACCCAAACTGATCCATAGCCTCAAGTGTACTTGTGGTATCTTCACGTTTAGCAATCGCGGCACCGATAGCATTAATTCCTTGAGCTAAAATCTGGCCTGACCTATCCTCCCCCGGCACTCCAGTTGCCGAAGGCGAAAAATTACCCGGATCGTATGGTGTTATCTTACCTTTAGCCATTAAAGAAATAGCGCCCCGCCCATTACAATACTGCTAATGAGCGAAGTCATCCCCTCCGATTCAGACTGCTTTGCTTTTTTATTATAAAGTCGTTCATAGTTCCGCCCTGTTACCTCAAGAGAATTAGCTTTCGCAAAAGATTTAGAAAGTGTCTCTTTCAGGACTAATTGCGGAGTACCAACAATCTCCACACCCGAGGATATGTATTCCATAGTCTGCTTTGACCGCGTACGAAACCCTTCCTCTTTTACTAAAGCGGCTTGCCGGTAATAATCATCTTTTGTAAGCGCACCCTGTTCTTCCAAGAGAGAAGCATTTTGAAAGCCTGAAATAGCCGACGAAATACCACTCAGCCCTAACGCCCCAGCTTGTAGTGATTTTCCCCAAATCGTCGCCATTATTCTTCCTCCCCCACATCAATTGACGGAATGATTGACAATATCTCTAACGGAAATGGTGTGTCCTGTAAAAAATAAAAATGCTTTTCATTTGAATATCCATCTTTCAACGGGACCTCTTTTAAACCCGTTACCAATACTGGAGGCCGGTCATAATAACTACTACCGGCTTTACGATACATCAATTCTGTCAAATTGTAAAGCCCTTTTACGTCAGCCCCAAATTTACCCCCTAAAGAATTACGAAGTTTCACAAAAGCTTTTTCGACTGTTTTCCTCCTACCTTGAGCCGTAGTCGATAGGCCCGCTATTTCAAAATCAACTGTGCGGCCAATACCGGAATATCGTTTCCCCAAAATAATATACCGAGCTGGATAATCTAAAGTAACTAACCCATCCGCAACTACTACGTTTGAATGCAACCCTCCGTCTGTCACAACACCTAAAGTTTCGCCCTCTAAATGGCCGAGTCCTGTAATCGTTTGATCAGTTAGATACCATCCGCCCGACGCAAAAGCAGTAGCAGAAAAAGTCTCTAATATTTTAACAGTAACAACCGTAGTAGAAGTATACTCAATTATCTCAGCAATACCAGCTTCTGTCCCGTCAACGAACTTCGCGAAAATAAATTGACCAACATCCGCGGCAGAAAAAGCCGCAGCTCCGGCTGTTGCGGTAACACTATCGCCAGAAATCGCCCCGAGAGTAAGAGTTGTTGATTGCACAGTGTCTCGAATTAACGCACTATCTAACCGGACAAATTGTTTTTGAAGCTCAAACATTATTTTTTCAAATGTCTCCCGGTCGTCAGCCTCATTATCCTCCCCGGTAAAATAATCCGAAAAATCGGGAATCTGAGGATCTTCCGAAAAATATTCCACATACCTGCGTGTAACGCCGTCGATTGTCCGCTCTACAAAAAGGCCAACCCGATCGATACCCGAAACTTGTGGTTCTGTTACGACACTTAAAACTTTCCCATCGCCACCTAAATACCTTCGCGCCCATCCCGCAACATCATCAGATTCCAGAATAGTACAAGGCAACAAAATCCCATCCGCGCGAACTGCATAAATAATATTCGGTCGACCTTTCGCGTACGCTATTTGAGTAATACCACCGTACGTTATGTCCTCCGCAAGAATATTCTTATCAAAAGCTTTATAATTATCCTCTAAGAGACTGTACCCAAAACTACGAATAGTCCGGCCGCCTTCTTCTATATAATAAGTATTGTTATCAATCAAAAGCGGCATCATATCCATCACGCCAACACTCGATACCGGAAAACTATAAATAGATGTGGGGGTAATAGCACTGCCGTCAGAACCACCATTCACCTTATAGACACCGCTGGAAGCTCCTATAACCATAAACCCGGGAGTACCACTAAACCAATAAATTCTATGCGCCTGAAGATTTTGCGAGGATAACACAAAAACCATTCCGTCCGAATCATTTGTCCCAATCGAAAAATCATCATATTGTGATTCACCAGTATTAGAATCTGGACCCCGAGACAACCAAAAAACATCTTGGTCATTATCGGTACCCCCGGCGACCATCCGACCCCCATAGAAACCGCCAGCCCCCGGGAAATCCCCAATTTTAGTGAATAGGCCCCGGATTAAATACACCTTACCACCCGAAGACCAAGTAGTATACGACGTAGTATCAAGATCAGTCCCGATTTCATCGGTCAATGAAAAAGTATTGGCATCAATCTTTTTAACCCAATAAAATCCACTATTCAACTCTGTCATTCCGACAATGCTGTCAATATAAATCTTATCACCAGTCAACAATCCGTGACCAGCGATAGTAACCACCCCGGGATTTGCTTTTGTTACCCCCGTAATTGACAGCCCCGCGTCCCGAACTATCGCAACTTTCCCGCCCGACGCATATGTAGTATACGCGCTTGTATCAACTGCTGCCCCGGCTAACGTTGTTAACGAAAAAGTAGTAGCACTCACCCACACAACTAAAAACTCTGTTTGATTTAACTCTGTCATTCCAACAATTTGAGAAAGATAAATCCTGTCCCCGGTAACTAATCCGTGGTCAGCCGTAGTAGTAATAACTCCCGGACTGGCCTTTGTAATTCCTGAAATAGTCCATTGGGAAGAATATCGAGTATAAGTGGCGATAGACCAAGATGTAGCACCAGCCCGAATAAGGATCCGTGGTTCGTGGTCTGGATGAAAAAGATACATTATGTCCGCGGTCCCACAATACTTAATACTTTTACTTTCCGCAGCAGTATATGGAGAAGTAATTTCGTAAACACGAGCGACTGTACCACCGGCCGAATACGCAGTCAAAGCCCCTGTGTTTATGGCATTCCCATCAACATCAGTTAAAGAAAAAGTATTAGCATTAATATAGACTACTAAATAAAACTGTTTATTTAAAGTAGTAGGCCCAACTAAACCGTCGAGATATACCTCATCTCCCGACGCAAATCCGTGGCCATTACTGGTAAATACCCCCGGGCTGGCCGCTGTTAGACCTGTAATATTTTTGGCCGTCTCCAAAGAAACCCCACCATCGTGGTGGATACGAATTTTATAATCCGTAAATTCCAACGAATACGCCTGATCTATATTAAAACGGAAAGGGATACCCCAAGCGTCTTGATTTAACCGGGTATGAACACTAAACTCGGTTCCCGGAGAGAAACGACAACCCCCGGTTAAAAGCGGAATAAAATTCCGACAAATCTCCAACCCATTTTTATAAAAAGGCCTATCAACTCGCCCCCAAACTCCGGGCGATAGCTCTCCTGACGAAAAATTATTTTGGTAAAAATTTATGCCCATTAAGATAAAAGGTGTTGGCCATCAAACGAAGAAGCACTGCGTCCACTATGCCGTAAAGTTTTCAACGGACTTTCAAACCGAACCCGAGGCGGATTTTCGTGGCCATTTTTAACCCGAGCCTTAGCCTCCCAACGGTCCCGAAACTTCTCCATACCCGCGATACTCTTGTTTAACCCAGTTAGCGAATTGCCAAACATCAATGCCAATTCCGCCACTAAAAGCATCAAGAAAATCGGGTCAAACCTAACCACATCCCGAATATCATAGATATAGCAAAAATCGAGAGACGCAGCCCCATCATTATTAATTAAAAGTCGATTACCCTCAATTAAAAAATCAGTAATGGGGCTGTTTACCGGATCATCACCAACAAAAACATACCCAACATAATCATTAGGAAGCTGGTACGCGTCTTCATATTCAAATTCCGGGGTAGTGGTAATACGGGAGAGAGTAGTACGTTTCCGGGCAAAGTTCCACGGGAACATTCTAAGAACTGCTCGGCGCAACGCGTCATACCAACGCGCGCCAAGACCTTCTTCATCGGTGGTAGGTGTTTCTAAACTGGTAATAAGAATACTATGCCTTAATAAATCGAGGGATAGGTTACAAACTTCTTCAGCTGAAACTGGAGCGCCCATAACCTATCCCTCTCTTTCTTATTCTACATACTCAAGAATACCTGCA